GCATCGTCGCAACTGCCGAAGGAGAATATTAAAATTCTTCGTAAGGCATTCATGGACACGATGCGAGACCCGGCGCTACATCGTGATTTCAAGAAAATACTTGGAGTCAAACCTGATCCAATGGACGGGGAAGCTGTCCAGAAATACTTTGTAAACTTGGCCGCTACACCAAAAGATATTATACAAAAAGCCTGGACGGTTACCCGCCCCTTAGATGTAAAGAGATAATCATGCCGTTTTCTGATCTGCTAACCGACTGGCGATTTTTGGTACTGCTGGGTGGCATATTACTCGCCATCGGAGAAGGGCGATATAAGCTGTCTCGCCATGAGAAGCTTCTGGATACAGACAAACTTGCTGCGGCAAACCGCGACAACGCAACCATGATTGCCGAGATCAAAGCTTTGGTCGATGATGTGCACGAGTTGAAATCAGCAATGACAAATTTTAATACAAAGTATGATACTGGCATGGCTAGGCTTTGGACTTCGCTGGAAGATAGTAAGGAGCGTTTAGCGAAGTTAGAAGGCAAGATGAATTCCAGAGCATGATAGGACAAATTATATTCTCGGCTGGTGAAATGGTCATCATGGTACTAGTTTTGATTAATATCTACCTAGTGGTAAAGGGAAAGTAAGTGCTCACATTATTAGGTTCACTATTAGGTTTTGGAACAAGTTTCTTGCCCAAGATCATGGACTACTTCCAAGACAAGTCAGACAAGAAACATGAGCTTGAAATAATGGTAAGACAAGCTGAAATCCAGCTTGATAAGACAGCAATAGATGCTAATATACGTGAAGTGGAGACTATCCATGAACATGACTCAAGTCTTGATGGCGCTCCTTGGGTCAATACTCTTAGGGCTAGCGTCCGTCCTATTATTACATACATGTTCTTCGCCGAGTTCGTTGTACTTACTGTCGCTGTGTGGGGAGGTTGGATTACTACCACTGAATACGCTCTGATCTGGAGTGGCGAGACACAAGCTTTATGGGCTGCTATAGCAGCATTCTGGTTCGGTGGTCGGCAGTTTAGGAAGTGATAAATGACAAAGGTCTGGAGATTCTTAAACATTATGAGGGGTGTCGCCTCAACGTTTATCGCGATCCCATTGGCATACCTACTATTGGTTACGGCAGTACTTATGGTCTTGATTACACTCGTGTTAACATGGGCCATAGAACTATTACCGAGAGCGAAGCAACAGGACTCCTCATTAGGCAATGTCAGTGGTCTGAACGCAGCATTGCAAGACTGGTTAGAGTATCATTAACGAATAACCAATGTAGTGCATTGATTTCGTTTGTTTATAATGTAGGAAGTGGGAACTTTCAGAGAAGTACAATGAGGATGAAGTTAAATAGAGAAGATCATATTGGCGCCGCCAGTGAATTTTGGAAGTGGCGCAGGGCGGGGGGTAGGATACTTAAAGGACTTGTGCGTCGGAGAAAAATAGAAAAACAATTATTTATGTTGGAGAATAACTAATGGTCCTGACTCGATTTCCAATTCCGGGCGGAGCTTCTGCAGATAAAACGGAATATTCTGAAGGCCCTCGTTGGGTCAACATGGATAAAGTACGTTTTCAACAAGGGCATCCGGAGAAAATTGGAGGCTGGACTAAAGACAGTTTATCCTTTACTGGCGTACCAAGTTCTGTTTTTGCCTGGCAAGATCTTTCTTTCAACCAGTTGCTTGCTGTAGCTACTAATACAAAACTTTATATTATTCTTAACAACACAAAATACGATATCACTCCAGTTGAAGATTCCGGCACCTTGGGAACTGATCCATTCACAACAGAAGCTTCCGGATCACCTATAGTTTTAGTGGCAGATGCGGCTCACGGTAGAGCAATTGGTGATTCAGTCAGGTTTACTGGCGCTCCTTCAACTATAGATGGCATTCCAGCTTCTGAATTTAATGCAGAACACTTAGTCACAACAGTTAATACTGCCAGTCAATATGAAATTACACTTACAACAAATGCTACTTCTGGAAGTACGGCTGGGGGTGGGAGTAGTGTTACTTATTCTTATGATATTTCAACTGCGTCATCTGTTTCTGCTCAAGGATTAGGTTGGGGAGCTTCAACTTGGGGCACAGTGAGAGCGTCTACAGGGGGTTGGGGTGACCCTGCAGCGACAACGGCATCGGGTATTGAAATTGATCCTGGTTTATGGAGTTTAGACTTATGGGGGGAAGATTTAGTTGCTACAAGAAGAGGTTCTGGAACGTACACGTGGGACGCTAGTACGGGTGTTGGTACGCGTGCTACATTAGTTTCAAATGCTCCAACTACTGGTCTTATTGGTATGGTTTCAAATCCAACTCGGCACCATATCGTTTTTGGAGCCCGTACAGGTTCCGCAACCGATCCTCTTTTAGTAGCTTGGTCGGATCAAGAAGATAACACAACTTGGGCAGCTTCAGCCACAAATGCTGCCGGCAATCAGCGTCTTCATTATGGAGATAAAATCGTAGCCGCTATACAAAGCCGAGACCAGATACTCGTTTTTACCAACCGGGCTGTGTTTGCAATGAATTGGTCAGGTCCTCCATTCACTTTTAGTTTTCGACCTCTAGCTATTAACACTACTATTATTGCCCAACATGCAGCTACTACATTAAACGGTATTGTGTGGTGGATGGGTAAAGATGATTTTTATGTATACGATGGTCAAGTTCGAACCTTAAATTGTCCGATTAGAGATTTGATTTATGATGATCTTAATCTGGACCTTAATGAGATTATCTTTACCGGTCTCAATACACAATTCACTGAGATTATGTTTCTATATCCTTCTCTAGCAGCCACAACTACTTGTGATAAATACGCCGGGTTTAATTATCTTTCCAACGAATGGTATTTTGGAACACTTGACCGATGTGTTTGGTTAGATGATATTTCTTATCTTAATAATCCACTAGCATTAAATGCTAGTGGTGAGCTTTATCAGCATGAGCAGGGCGTTGACGATGACACTTCTGCTATGTCTGCTTTTATTGAAAGTGGTGATGTTTTACGAGCCGTAGAAGGTGGTGAACTTGGTGCCGGGGATCGGTTGATATTATTAAGCAAACTCATACCTGATGCTGAAATTACAGGTATTCTAGACTTTAGTGTAAAAGTTCGGAAATACCCTCATGGAACTGAAACAACTAAGGGGCCATATGACGTTACCTCCGCTACTGAGCGACTTAGTTTTAGAGCTAAAGGTAGACAAGCTCGTATACGGCTTGCTTGTGATTCTATTGGTGATACATTTAAGTGGAGAGAACCACGTTTTGATATCACTGTGAGTGGTAAACGATGACTACACTTAAAGGTCCTAGTTTTATAAGATTGCCTAGATTGGAATTATTAAAAGACAGTTCTCCAAACACAGCTGAATTAAATGTGGAAAGACTTATTAGTTGGGCCAATACGACAGTGGACATTATGGAAGTGAACCTATTAATCCTTTCGCAAGCAGCTGAAACGGGCTATACTATTACAAACAAAACGGAAGATCGAGTTCTAGATTGCAATTCAACAAGTACAGCGGAATTGGCAGATGTAGTGGGAACTTTAATTGACGATCTTAAAGGAGTAGGAAGACTGGGTTAAAGGCCGAAAAGATGGGTATTAAAATAACACGGAAGAAGCTTAAACCTAAACCTGCTGGTGGATATGGTTGGTCTAAACATGTAAAGAGACGCAGTTTAGGACCAATGAGTAAAAAGAAACCCACGAAAAAGTCCAAATCTCGTCGGCGAGCTACGGTATAATGGTTAAAGCAACGCCTGAACAACACAAATCTCAGAATTTGTCGCAACGCAAAGCTTTGCATCGAGAATATCAGAGATGGGAGCGCAATTTTAATCGCAAAGCTCCAGCTATCAAGAAGAAGAAGAAAAAGTAATGGTCAGTTATCTGGACCTATATCAGCAACGGCAATTGCCTTCTAATATTGCATATGAAAGTTATGGCCGTCCAGCACTTCCTAGTCATCAATTTTTTCAGCGCGACCCGTTAACAGGTGAGAACCGAATAGCTTATCAGCCCTTTACATCAGACCGGACGTTGAGAACGCCTGGTTCACCCGCCTCCCCGACAACGGGGATGGACTGGAAAAGTTTAGCAACACTTGCGGCAGCTCCTATTGGTTATGGACTTGGGGGATCAATTTATTCTGCTAACTTAATGAACCCCGGTTCACCTTTTCAAGCAACTGGAACGGGAATTGGAAATTTTGTATCTGAGTATGTCACCAATCCTATTCAGAATTTAATTCCCGGTGGCACACCATCACCGCGCACTCCTAATCTTTCAGGTAGTTGGCAAGGACCGATGGGTGCTGGTTTGATGAGAGGGGTTGCTGGGCTAGCTGCAGGAGAAAGCCCAGGTAAAGCTATTAAACATGGCGGTTCTCGCCTGTTAACGGGTCGCGCT